CTTCAGTAATACCACCGTACCAGATACGACTAAATCCAGCAACCGCACAAGATGGATCAAAAGTGGTTACACCGGATGGAGCTACATAAGCTCCTAAATCATCAACATCACTCCAGTTTGTACCATCATAGTTAATCGGTTTATGCCCTGTCTGAACTCCCCACATTTCCTTGTTAAAGTTAAAAAACTGCCAATTAGCTTGAGTAATTGTTTGTGGCGAGTTAGCAAACGATTGTAGTGTCATTGTATGTGGAGTAGCACTTGTGCCTATTTTAAATATATTACTGCCCATAGCAGCAAAGTATTCTCTAGTTCTATCTGATTTAATAAACTCTCCAATAGATTTTACATCTGATATCAATGTAAAAGTTAAATCAACATTATCACTTAACGATTGATTAGTAGACAACACTAAATTGTTTTGATCTGAAAGTGAGGCTACAGTTACAGTGCCGCTAATACCTGTACCTGTAACAGTCATACCACTTAAGATAGTGCCACTGTTATTATCAACTACAAGAGTTGTTGTATTGCTAGTTGCTCCGTTAACTTTAGCTGTAGCAGTTACGAGTTTAGATACCTGTTTAATTCCTTTTCGAGATGTAATACGACCTTGATAATCAAACACCACATTAGTTGCTTCCGTTAGAAACTCAGGGCCTAACGTGCTTTCCTGTGCTTGAGTATTAAGTCCAGCGGTTCCTAATGTATTAAGAACAACTGGTGAGATTTGTTTAGCTGGCATACCAAGTTGTCTCGTTTACTGTTCTGTTTTGATCCTGTGTAATAGCATCAGATAAAGCATCTTGAAAACGTGCTACAGCTATTGTGCTTGCTGTACCACCGTCTTCTCCTCGTTCATTTAGTGCTAACATATATGCACCTAGTACAACAACATTTTCCGAAACAGTAAGCGTGTCAGTTGCATTGGATAAATCATCCTGTGGCTGTACAGCGTGTACTCTTATATTGTAGGAACCATCAGGTACAGGCCAAAATGCAATCTTGTTACTGTCCGTTATTCGATAAAAAGATGGAACACCTTGTTGAGTTGTTCCTATATATTTATACCGATAATATAGTTCATCAGACATTTGCTGTAGAGTTGCATCATTTGTATCATCAATAACCTGTAGAATACGTGAACGATTGTTTAAATTAGATAAAGTATATTCATCGGTTCCTGCACTTGTTGCTGCTGTTTGTATACTCCGTAGCGTACTCCAGTTCCATGAGTCTTCCACAATTTGTTTTGATTCATTAACAAGTTCAGATATTAATTTTTGATAAGCGTCTACTTGATCGGAAGAAGCGTCAATAACTGCTCCCGTCCAGTTAGAGGAAAGAACATCTTCACGTAGTCTAATTAAAACTCTATTAATAATCTGACGATAAGCCATTACTTTTTCTTCCCATCAATAAATGTTTTAGTTCCTTTGATTACACCTTTAACTCCAAATGATGCACCAAAGGCTATAATTAATAATGTCCAATATTGTTCCGGTACTTCACTTTGAAGAATAATAAATGCTTCTCCAATTCGATCTACCATTTCTCTATTATCAAACACCGCTGCGAGAAACATAGCAATAAACGGTGACGTTATAACAATGGTAAGGTATTCATCTTTCCAACTATCGTTACTATTCCTAGCCTGTATCTCGTCCCACTTTTGATCCCCACGGATTACAGCAATTTCTTGTTCATGTTTAGCTTTTGATTTCTCTGCTTTGTTGGCAAAGTATTGTTTGCCTATATCAAATACACCGCTAACAAGTGGGCCAAGTAAAGGTAACATTAAAAACTCACAGGCTCATTTCTAAGTTCCCAGTGTGGCATATCCCACTGCCACAGATCGAAACCCCAATATAAATTATCTACACCCACAGTTTCACAAGCCGTCTTAATAACTTCAGACAACTCTTTAAACCGCTGGAGATTATCCCAATCAATAGGATAGGGAACCACATCCACTGCCATAGCAGGACATGAATTATGTTTTGAATTGGGATACTGCACTTTGCTTGCGCCCGACTCAAAATATTCCTGTTGTTTTTCTTCAGTTCTATACCCTTCCAATACGGAAAAATCATAGTGTTTAATAGCTTCTTGAAGAACTAACTGAATACGTGGATCACAATCTTGTAGTTTTTCCTGGCTTCTTCTTCCAAAACTAGGCATTTGCTCTAGCTTTCTTTTTAGCAGTTTTAGATAAGTCTTTAAAGTGAAAAAGTTTTTTACTAGAATTAGTATGTCTTGCGCCTGAGTGTAGCTCTCCATTCGGCATCTTATGTGTTCCACCTTTATGCAACGTACCATTACGGAAGTAATGTTTCATTCCTTTACCCATTTACTTTTTCCTCTTCTTTGTGTTTTTCCAACTAATTCTAGCAGGGCCTTTTTTCTTACGCATTGCGGAAGTGCATTGAGCTTTTGTAGGACGGCAAGCGGGGTAGCCTCGTTTAGATTTAGTGGCTGATTTTCTACCACAGGGTTTACCTGTTTTACAGTCAATCCAACCCTTGCCACTATTTCTAGAGAACCACTTTCTTAAGCCATCACTTTTTCTTTTTGCTGCCACTTTTAGTTCCCCAATTTTTAGCACCCATCTTACGACATTTAACTAAAGCACCTGATGCGTAAGCGGAAGGCCACTTTGTATAACGAGATTTTACTTTGTGATAACAAGCATCTTTTTTAGCCATTAACATTTCCACTTTCTTAGAGCTAATGCTTTACGTGTAGGCCTACCTTTTGAGTCTTTCATTGGTCCTCTAACTTTAGACATACGGGCGCAAAAGGATCGTTTTCTAGCTCCTCCTTTTGGTTGCGGAGGTTTAAGATTAGAACCTGTCTTTCTATTTAAATACTTACGCCCCTTTTCGGTAAGACCACCTGTTTTACTTTTGTGTTCTTTACGTAAAGAAACTGATTTTTTTTTACGTTTAGTAGTCATTATTATTTTTTCTTATTCTTTTTCTTCTTTTTCTTATTTTTCATATTACCGTAATTATAATTAGCCATATTTAATCTCCTTTAATTATTGGATGTCTGCCATTGTGCATGTGGGATAACGCATCTAAATTTTTATGTACGACTCGCATTTCAGTTCTAAGTTCAGATATTTCCCTATGTTGTTCTTCAAGTTTAGCGGGGGCTAGAATAGTTCCAAATACTTTGTTCTGATGTTTTATTACCGCTCTATCTGCATCGGCTTGATCTATACGTGTATTAACGTCATTTAATACTTTTTCTATTTGAGCAATGTCCTGAATAACTCTAGATAGTTGAGACTTAACTACTGCAAATGCTCCAGCTAATGATGCTAACAGTGTACCAAATTGTACAAGTTCTCTAATACCGAATTCCATATTAGCTCACCGCTGGTCCTGATGTTGCTGCCCAATAAAGAAACCACCCAATTCCACCAGCAATAACTATAACAGCTAGACCCTTACTAATTTCAAATAAAATAGCCTTTCTATGTCTAGCACGTTCCTCTGCGTCTATCTTTTCTTGCTTCTCACGTTTCTTTTTATCGGCAATTCGTTTCTCACGTTCCTCAAGTATAAGGTCCCAAGTAGTTTTTTCTCCTACTTTCGTAGGCCACTTACGATTTATCTCGTCTTTAAGGTCACTAAGTTGTTGATCTAATTGCTTTTTTTCAATTACTGCTGCTGCCGCAGATGACATTGAAGTTTCTGATCCATCATCTCTAGCTCGTTTCTGTAGAATACTTTTGTTTTTCTTACCGATTGAGCTACCGGGATCATGTTTTTTATTTTGCTCATGTTGTTCCTTTGCTTGAAATAAACCATCTAAACCATGAGCAATTTCCTGAACACCTTTAGCGGATTTTACTAGAGTTTTGGTAGCGGTAATTGCAGCAGCTATAGTAATTGGGTCCATACATTATCTCGCTTTAGCCTGTGCTACACCGTTACCACCAAATGGGTTTTCTGCCATTGCTAAGTACATGTATGTATCACTGCCGCCATTCGTTCCATCATTCGTTGATCTTAGCTTGAACCCGTTAGCGATAAAATCTAGCTGCACTGGACCACTAGTTGCCTCAGTAGCAGAACCATCCGCAATCAAATATGCGTTAACAACATTGAGTGTATTTCGCTGATTGTCATAGACAAACCAGTTTCCATTACTCGTTATATTTTTGATCATTACCCATGCTGGCCTAAACCCAGAACCGCCGTCATTAACAACCACATAGGCTCCATCAGTGGCACCATTTCCTTTATAAGTTCCGTATGCACATATACCCGGTACACGTATGAACGCATACATAATAAATTCATCACCATTCTTGTTCACGAGATCATCGTTTCCAAGCTTAACAGCGGTTGAAGTTGGGAAAGCTGGCTGAACATGCAATGAGCCAGATGCATCATCGTTGGTGCTTAGACGCATGTGGTTGTCTAATCCCCACCTTCCACTTCCCGTAGGATCATTTTCTCCCGGCAAACAAAACCAATCCTGTGTGCTATCTAGGCTTCTACCCATCATAAATACGGGAGCGGAACCTAGCCCGTGCGTAACAAGTGTATGTTCTCCGTTTGAAATTGTGCCATTAAACCCTGTATATTTGATAACGCTAAGTCCAGAGGTTGTATTTGCTCTATGAGTACAAGCGTTAGTCGCACCACTTCCTGAGCCACTTGAAGAAACGGCAGTGTTTGAGTCACCGGCTTTCCAACACCACGCAGCATAGGTTCTTGTGTTTGTATTTGCGCCACTCGAACCATCGCCTAATGTAAATCCATCAGACACAAATCCTGTTAAAGCTGTAGATTCGGTGCCTTCAGCACCAGTAGTATTTTGATGTACTCTTTTTTCTGCTCCTCGCACTGCATCGAATGAATAATGGTTTTCACCAACATTCCTATCTTTAATCCAAACCCAATCTGGCTGAAACCCAACACCAGAAATAGTTCGTGCAGACCCATTTCCGGTATACAGAACAGTCTTGAAGAAGTCAGACGGTTTAGTTACAGTCGGAGCTGGAAGGTTAGCGGTGCTAACAGCTTTGAAACCTGTAGGTGGAGTGTACTGGAAACTTGTTTGGCCGAAATTAAAACTTAACGAATCTGTAGATAAGTAACACTGTCCACCAGCAAGAAGTTCATTCGGAGGAACACCCGAAATAGTAAAAGTTGGATTGCTATTACTTACTGGATTCCCAGTTGTGCCACTTCCATAAATCCAATTTGATGCGCCATTTTCTGCAACGAAGACATTCGTTCCACCTGATCCATCTGCCCGTATCGCAAAAACTCCGTAGTCATTAACAGCCCAAGTTAGGCTTGGATCAGTTCCACTACTTCCACCAGTGCGTGGTATGAAGCCGTTATCAACACCAGATATATTGCTGTTTGAATTTAGATTAACATCCACATCACCTATTGGTGTAGTAGTCGAAGCAAATATTGCCGCAGTCCTGTCCCCATTCGAGCCGGGAGCCGACCTTGCAACCATCTTGACTTCAAAGTATGCGTAATCAAATAAAGTCATTGTTGTAAGTGCGCTGGAATATGGAGACACTGATCCTTGTCCAGCCATAATTAAATTTCCACCTGATAACGTAGCCGCACTTTGATGGAGACGGTTAAGCGTTGCGTAGTTACCAAAGTTGTCTGACGCCTTATCCGTTAAAGTATCGTCAACATCGGTAATAGTACCGCCCTTAGTAAAGTTCTGAGAGTTACCGCTACTGTCCGTGCCGTTAGTAAACGCTGCTCCACCCTCAATTAGAAAGCCTGTAGTTCCAAAACCTACTGTTACTTTTTCATAAAACTCTAGTTCAGCTACAAAGAAATAGTTTGATGGAGACTGAGTTAACTTTATATATACATAACGATATGCAGTTGAATTACTAAATGAAATAATTTGAGGATTACTATCTGTAGTGTCAGAAATAGTTCCTGATGTAGCAAGAGTTACTTCATCACTTCCAAGGCCAGTATTTGATCCTATAACAGTAATAGTGCAGTTTTCACTTGCATTAGATGTAAAGCCACCACCGCTGTAACCCCAAGCCTTTACTTGATTAACAACTTTAGCATTTCCAGAACCAAAATCTTTTCCAAGCGTAACAGTGGTTGCGGCAAAGTTATGTGATGCTGCATTGTTTTCATCTTGGTTATTATTACCATCAAATGCAGCAGATGTTCTGACATTCATAGTGCCAATTACACTTCCAGTGCCTTGAGAAATTAATGCTCGTCCTGTTAGACTGGATAAGTTAGATGGATTTTTTGGAACCCACACACCGGTATCGTCGTATTCACCAAATCCATCCGTAACTGGATCAGTCATTATAGCACCGTCGTAAGCAGCAGCACGGGCAAAATAATCAGAGCTATAGGTGGTAGATGAATGACCTATTTGATGTTCTTGAGAACCTGTGTTCCACTTGA